CGAGCCCATAGTGGGCTCGCTAGATATTCTAGCTAGAGGAGGTTATAGCAATGCACAAGTACCGGCGAATACCTATGGATACTGGGAATGAAAATCCCCAGGCCGTTCGGTATTCTCCCTACGCTCCTATCACTAATGATAGTAGAATAGGGAATTTGTATCCACTGTATAAACTACCTTCTTCCGATTATATAGCGCTTATACAGGCTATGTGGGAGAAGGGCCATTACGTCTTCGGGCTTAACGCCTCGTTTGACGCCACAACAATCGGTGGATCTGATTATTGGGGAGCTGAGGAGCTGAATTCAACTGAATTTAAGCGTCCGCAGTTTAATGGTTGCACGCATCGCAAGGACAGGATGAAGTTACATACTTTCACCCTGGCGGGTTACCAAAAGAAATCGGTAACGAACCGCATTTGGATGCCGTGCAGGAGCTACTTCGGTAGCAACAGCGGTACTAGCCAAGGAACAATCATGAAGCATACGCCTCAGGATTGGACCAATGCACAGCATACAGCGTGGAATGTGATGCAGCCCGAGTTTGAGGGCCAAATCTCTATGTTCAACTTCATTGCCGAATTACGTGACTTCAAGTCACTGGCAAGGCTGTTGTACAAACATCCACTCCGGAAACTGCGAAATTTCTTCCGCAGGAAACGGAAATCGCTGCTCTCGTCGCGGACACTAGCAGAAGCTCATTTAATGAATGAGTTCGCTCTTAAGCCGCTTCTCGCTGACATTTATAAAATTACTTGTCAGATGGAAGAGATTGTGCGTGATGCACAAACGAGATTTGCTGATGCAGGTACAGGTAGGAACTCGCGACACTGGACTGAGTCCAGAGTCATAGACGACGGTTCACTGTCTTATGGTGGTTATTACTACTATTATAAGGCAGAAGGAACAGTCGAGGTACAGAAGTTTACCGCAACTATGGAGTATAGCTACGATTACTCTGCGAGAGGTCCCATTAATGCATTTATGCGTTACTGGGGTTTAATCCCTACGTGGGAGGCCCTATGGAATGTTGTCCCATGGACCTTCGTTGTCGACTATTTTATAAAAATCGGCAACAGTATTGCGGCAATGGAGCACGACCCTAATGTAGATGTTCTGATGCGTCAGTACTGCGAAAGCATATTGACTCTCAAAACATCAGGCATCCATCTGGTAACAGATGAGTGTCACAATAAGGTCACCGTCGTAGACGGTAAGGTTCGGAAAGACCCGCTTCCGCTGGTCTCCGGATTTGAAAGCTCCTTGTACACCAGAAGAGTCTGCCAGCCTAAAAAAGGCATGGTGATCCCTAGTGTTCAGCTCGCGTCTTCCAGACAAGCGCTCAACCTAGCCGCTCTTCTGAGATGCTTTTTCTAGCATCGTCTAAAAGACTTCATCCGCAATAACGCGGCGTTCATACCACCACGATACGGTGTTTATGTATAGGAGAAAACCCATGGCATTATTTACCGATCCTGTTGTATTAAATGATGGAGTCGATGCAGCCCGCTCTTTTGAATTTGGCGGACAGATATCGGATCCAATCGCTTCGAAAGCTTCCGAGTGGATCGAGACCGCGGCCGATCAGGCCGATGAGTCCCGTCTAGTCGTGAAGCACATGGAGGCGAAGTCGGGCCAGAAACGGCACCTTCTTCAAACCGCCATGAATTACGATACGGATACGGATGCAGACGGAAATGTTAAGTCTGCACCGATCTTGGTCAACACAACTGTTGCCCATGACCCACGCGCGCTCGAGGCGGACATCCTGTTGCAATATACATTGCACTTAGATGCCCTCGCCGAATCAGGCGTACTTGCCGGACTAGTTCGTCAGAGGATTTAAGCCATGAAGGCTTATCTGACGGATAAGGCCGTAAGCATCATCAACATAGCATTGCTAGTGTTGAAGGTGCTGATGCAAGCGTTGGGATCCATACGCGATACTAGCAAAAAGGTCATCTTTAAGATGTTGCCTTAAGCTAGTCCATCAAAGGATCATGATACCCCATGGCTGGAGGTAATACGATGTCCAAATGGATACCGCAACCTGAAAAGCCAGTAGGGCATAACGCCACACCCCGTTTACCAAAAGATGACATAGGATTCATTGAATCCATATTACTTGCCATCTTGAGGGACGGGTATAACCTCTGCTCATCATATAAGCTCGCTGACTACCTTCGTGATGTTGCCACCCTAAAAAAGCGGTTGCGTTACGAAGGCGTTGGTTTTGCTTGCATGACTCTCCCTAGTTTCTTTGGTGCACTGACGTGCGCCCTGGAGACTGGGAAACCCTCTTTCCCTGGTTTTAAAACCAGGTTCAACGGCTGGCCGGCATTTTTGTCCGGTCTAACTGTTAGGGTTATGAATCATGATGATGACGATAAGGACGCATTGCAAGTAGTATACATGCTATGCCATGCCTTCAAGAAACTGAAGGGTCCTTACAAAGAGACCGTACTGCGGAAAAACATTCGCAGCTTTGTTGAGACTGATAGGGCGATCGGAGCAATTAATTTCGACTCCGATCCTTTAAAGCCCATCATCTCTCTGGCCCGAAGGTACGTCACTACCCTTTTTGAAGGGGTCGACGAACCGGCTTTAAAGCCAAATCCGGGTCCAGGGGCTACTAATACGCCCACATTGCAGGACGAGCGCTACGAGCCGCACGTTCTGTACGATCAATTAGAGGAACAATTTCCAGCAGATGAGTTTTTTTATGCTCATCCGTGGGATGTTGTTTCTCGAGCTCGAGAATACCTAGCCTTGCCAAGGGCTAGTTTTCCAACCTCAAGGTTTAAGTTTATACATAAGTATAGGTCTAAGCCAAGAGGAATATGCATCGAAGAGAATGAGACTCAATGGTGCCAACAGGCACTAAAGAACTTTCTATATAAACATATAGAAACTCATCCTATGACTCGTGGGCGCATTTGCTTCACTGATCAAACTGTGAATCAAATGTTAGCCTTGATGTCATCTATCAGCATGGCCTATGGAACATTGGACATGTCTGAAGCTTCGGACAGAGTGGCCCGGGAGCTCGTGCACCGTTTATTCTGGTACACCGGACTCTTGGAAATGCTTGACGCCGTCTCAACTAGGGTAATTGAGTTGCCCGAAGGGCTCGGCGTTGACAGAAACCTGTTTGTGCAGAAATTTGCACCTATGGGCTCTGCAGTCTGTTTCCCAATTATGGCAGTCGTACATTTTGCGCTTATAAAGGCAATTATACGGCTGTCTGCACTTGAGAATGCAAAGGAAGTTGCCAAACACGTATATGTGTACGGGGATGATATTATCATCCCACGTGAAGCAGTACAAGCAGTCTATGACTACTTGCCGCTTTTTGGCATGAAGGTGAATGAAGATAAGTCATTTCATTCATCTTACTTCCGCGAATCATGCGGTGTCCACGCCTATAAAGGCAAAGACATCACCCCCGTGTATAATAACTATACACTAACCAAAGCCCATGAACGTAAGGATACAACTAGGTTGTTATCCCTCATTGCAAAGGAGTATGGTTACCATAAAAATGGTTTCCATACCACCTCGCAGATCATGCGTGAGCATGCGTCGGAGACGTATGGCCAGCTTCCCTTCGGGGCAGTCAACTCACCTCTTCTCGCTTGGAAACGAGATGAGTGCGCTTCTGAACATAAGCTGCAGCAATTGCTAGCAGCGAAGAAGCGTAAGTATGATCCGGATGTGCAGACGTATTACTACAACCTGCGATGTGCGGTGCCCCGTTTTCCAAGCGGGGTACGCTATTCAAAGGTTGAAGCGTCACGCGCACTGCTCCGATGGTATGTAAAACCGCCATTAGAGCAGGATGCCGATTTGTTCATGTGTTCGCCGGAAGATCTTATGATCAGACGACGATGGGTACCCGAACACGCCCTTGGCTAGGGCGACGGCACGGTACTTGGGGGGGAGCTAGTCTGCGCGGGGGTTGTCCCCCACCAGTTGGC